TTAATTGATGCAGGTACGCTCTCTAATCTTCCGGCTGGCTTTAAATCTCGTGGTGTTCGCATTCGTAATGATGATGAGCCTCTTAATCCTGGGGAGTTTAGGGACATCGATGTCCCAGGCGGAGATCTCAAAAACTCAATCATTCCATTGCCATATAAAGAGCCATCAGCCACATTAGCACAGCTTTTAGGTGTAGTTGTTGACTCTGGTAGACGTTTTGCACAAGTTGCAGATGCCAAAGTAGCCGATATGAACTCGCAAGCACCTGTTGGAACGACTGTTGCATTGATAGAACAAGGCTCAAAGATCATTTCAAGCATACATAAGCGTTTACATTACGCTCAAAAGCAAGAATTCCGTATGTTAGCCGAGATTTTTGCCGAAAATCCAGTTCCATACCCTTATTTTGTTGGAAATGTACCACCAGAAACCATGCAAGCCGACTTTGATGGTCGTGTGGACATACTTCCAGTGTCAGATCCGAACATTTTTTCTATGGCACAGCGATTATCACTGGCTCAAACACAATTACAACTGGCTCAAGCAGCTCCAGAGATACATAATGTGAATGAAGCGTACAGACGGATGTATGATGCCTTGGATATCAAGAATATTGAGGCTATTTTACCTCCGAAGCCTCAACCTAAACCAGTTGATCCAGCGACCGAGAACGGAAATGCCATGAAAAACATGCCATTACAAGTATTTCCAGACCAAGATCATGAAGCTCATGTTAGAGCACATATATCCATGTTATCTAGTCAAACATCACAAGCAAATCCACAAGGATACATCATGTTACAAGCTCATGTGCAAGAACATGTGGGTATGATGGCTAGAGATCAAGTAACTACCTTCTTTCAGAAAACAATTCAAGAGGCTCAAGCTAGAGGCGAGCAAGTTCCTCAAATGGATCCAGCATCTGTTGAAGCGGCAATCGCTCAACAAGTTGGTGAGATTCTAAATGAGATAATGCCAGCTCTACAACCACCAACACCTGAAGATCCGTTGGTAGAAATCAGAAAGAAAGAGCTAGAGAACGATACTGCCGAGCTTGAACGTAAAACAATGAACGATCAAATGGATTTTGCAGTTGATCAAGCTAAATTACAACAAGCTTATCAGTTAGCTCAAGAAAGACAAAAGCTTCAAGAGAGTATTGCCGAAGATAGGAACGATGTGAACATCTATCGTATTAATACTGCGGCATCTTTGAAAGGTAAGTAACCTATGATATAATCTGGTTATGGATCCAGTAACTATATCATTAGCCGTTGGCGTGGCATCAAAAGCTTTTAGTGCAATCAAACAGGGATTTGCCGTTGGTCGTGACATTGAACAAATGTCTGGTGACATTGGTAGATGGATGGGAGCCGTAAGTGATGTTGACAATGCTGAAAAGCAAGCTAAGAACCCACCTCTTTTTGGGAAGCTTTTTAAAGCAGGTTCTATTGAGGAGGCGGCAATGGCTGCATACGCTGCAAAAAAGAAACTTGAGGAACAGAGATACGAACTCAAGATGTTTTTGAATTTAACTCATGGGCCACAAGCCTATGATGAACTTCTACAGATGGAAGGTCAGATCAGAAAACAGCGTCAACAAACAGTTTACAAACAACAACAGATGAGACGACAGATAGGCGAGGCTATTGCTTGGTTGTTTCTGGCTCTAGTAATAGGTGGATTTTTATTATTATTAGCAAGTTTATTTTCTAGTAAGGCATATGGTAAAGATTACACTAGAGCACAGAAAATTTGGCGTGGTGATGTTATTGAAAAGAAGATGGTGACTTGTAGATTAAAGACTCAAAAGGTCTATAGAGGAAAAATGGCTTGCATATATGTTGCAGCGGGTGGTACAAAGAATAAGACATATGAAATTGAGTTTACAGATATTCATATTGGCTGTCCTAGACAGTATCAATGTTTATACAATCCGGGGTCAAAAGAACCACAGATTGGAGATGTAATGAAAAGTTTGAAAAATGCGGTAAAAGGCAAATGACTGAAGAAAAAGAGAAGAAGGCAAAACTTACAGCAAGACAACGTGAGTTTGTAAAGTTTTATGTTGATGGTATTTATTCTGCTAAACAATGTGCTGTTAAAGCGGGATACGCAGAAGACTCTGCGAAGTTTCATGCTTCTAAATTATTGAACGGCAGAGACTTTCCATTAGTTACTGAACTGGTTAAAGAAAAGCGAGATGAAAAAGAAAGAAAGTACGGAGTTACTTTATTAGGTCAATTAAAAAGATTATCTGAACTCTCACTAAGAGCAGAAGAAGAAGGCCAGTTTTCAGCAAGTATTAATGCAGAGAAGATAAGGAGTGCATTAGGTGGACTGACTATTGACCGTAGAGAACAGAATCATATTCATCAGCTAGATAAGTTAAGTCGTGATGAAATTGTAGCAAGACTAGAATCTATTAAAAAAGAATATCCTCATGCGTTTGTTGAGGGTAGCTATAAGAAAGTCGAATCAAGTGAACCAGTACAAATAGCGGAGTAACAAAATGGAAAACATGGTGTTAGATGCATGGAATGATTTATCTTATATTGAAGGGGTACTATTTACATTTTGGTTGTTTATCTTATACTATGGTAAATGTTGGATAGATTCGAGATTTAAATGAGTTTTAATTTTGAGACATTTCTTAAATGGAAGATTCTGCCAAGGTTTATGATGCTTGCCAGTACTATAATGTCATGGCGTTGTGCAGAATGGTTTATGAATTTAGATAGTCCAACAATGCAACAATCAGCGTTTGTGTCTGTTGTGATGGGTGTTATGACAGGTATCTTTGGTATATGGATGGGTCATGAGAATAAATAAAAGGAATATAAAATGTTAACAGCATTAATAGGTCCAGTAAGTAATCTTCTTGGCAAGTTTATAGAAGACAAAGACATGAAGAACAAGTTGGCACATGAAGTGGCAACTATGGCTGAGAATCATGCACAAGAATTAGCTAAAGGTCAGCTAGATATAAACAAGGCAGAAGCGAAGCATAGATCTATTTTTGTTGCCGGATGGCGACCCTTTATTGGTTGGACATGCGGCGTTGCCCTATGTTGGCATTTCGTACTGGCACCTGTTACTATGTTTATATGTGCTTATTTAGATGTTATTATACCAGAATTACCTACGTTTGATATGGGTAGCTTAATGACTGTGTTGATGGGGATGCTCGGATTGGGTGGACTTCGCAGTTTTGAAAAGTACAAAGGTTTAACTAAATGAAAAGAAAAATTAATACTATAAAAAAAGTTATAAAGGGTTTAGAAAAAGCATCTAAGTCACATTCTAAACAAGCTAAAGTATTAAAAAAAGTTATAAAGAAGAAAGTATAATGGTTAGAGTAAAACAATTCGCAGATGATTTAGGTATAAGTAAGAATCAAGCTAAGAACTTAATTAACAAAGGTCGCAGTCGCAAGGACGGTGGATCGCAAATCTTGGAGAGTGTAATGAAGAAACCAGTGTATGCTAAAAATGGTAAGGCTAATGTAGAAAAACCTAAAAAGAAACCTAAAAATTTTAAAAAGACAGTTAACAAAATAAAAATGGAAAAAGCCATTGAGTCGGGAAAAGCCACTATTGGCGATTTCAATGAGATGACTGAATATGATATGAAGCAATTTCTTAAAGGTAATTCTACAGGTACTTTCAAAGATATTACAGGTGATGGTAAAGTCACACAAAAAGATGTTTTAAAAGCTAGAGGAGTCCCAGGTTTTTCTCGTGGTGGTGGCATGGCGATTCAAGGACTAGGATTTAGAGGAGTCAAGTAGTTGGAAAATTTTGGTTTTAGCCAAAGTGACATGGAGTCCATTCAAGGTGGACTAGATTCATCTGGAGCTACTGGTGGTGTTTCACCAAGTCAGCAAGACCAAGATAATTATGCACAAGCAACGGCAAATATAATAGCTGAACCAAAAGTTGGTGTTAATCGATCCAATGTAGTAGGTATGGCAAATTATGATCCTCAGTTTGCAGCAGCGTTAAAAATAAGCAGAGGATTAAATCCTGGGGTGAATACTGGTGGATTAGATGTACCATCTTATCTACAACCACAACTTCCTGGTAATAAAGTTTTAAACGAAGCTGGTGATAGAACAATGTATTATTCACCAGTAGAAAGATTTATGCAGGAAGATTTGGCAGATATTGCTCAGTCTGGAATTGGACTTACTGGTCTTGTGGGTAAGGGATTAGATGCACTTTTTGGTGGCATTGATTTTTTAAGCAACAGTAAAGCTGGTGACACAGTTGAAAAACTAATAACAGAAACAACAACAAATCCATTAACTCAGTTTGATCAGTTTGGTAATGCGTATACTCCTATAGAGGGTGGACTTTCTGGTAAAACAACTGAATCTTTGTCCGATTTACAAGGACGAAGAAATAAAATTGAAGAAATGCAACAAAATGCATCAAGAGCAGCCCAACTCAGAGAACAAGGGACTGATCCTAATTTTATACCGAATACTTTCCCTACTATAGACAGAACAAATGTTTTAAATAATTCTTTTATGGATTCTGGTGCTTCATTAGCTACAGACGCAGAAGGCATAGCTTCACTTAGACCCTCGATAGCACAACTATCAGAAGACAGAAAAAAACAAAACGCATTAAACACAATTTTTGATATGTTAAATAAAGACACACAAAACATTGAAATAGCTGCAGGAGCTAACACAGGAAAGACATTGAACACTGCTTTACCAGAGCGTAGAGACTTAAATGCATTTACTAGTCCTGGATATTTACAGACTAGTAATAAATATACTTTAGACGAAATGTTAAATCGAGATCTAAGTAGACCTCAACAAGGTCCACCTGAGAGACCAAAAAAAGCTCCTCCTGGTTTTGTAGATATAACTATAGAGGATTCTGATAGACCATCAGTTTTTGCAGGCACTAACATGCCAATTACAGGAGGGAAAACTATAGGATCAAAGTTGTATAGTCCTGCGAATGAACTAGAACTTAAAGCTAAAACTGATGCAGGTTTTGATTTATATCCCACTCCTTTTAATTTTTTTGAAAACACAAGATTCGCTGAAGCAGAATCAAAACCGGGAGTGAGATTAAGCCCAGCATCATATATATTTGATCCTGGTAAGGAAGAAAAAGGAACAACAGTAAGAGTTCCTATATCTTCTTTACCCAACATGGCACAAGAAGTCAATTCACTAAGGACTGATTTAGATTATGGCACTTCATTTCCTTTGCAAACTATATTAGACGGTAGAAAAGCTATTAACCAAGGTCAGTTTAGTCAAAAAGAAATGAGTGATTTTTTAGCTGGATTCAATTAATAATGTATATAACTGATTTCTTACAAAAATATAAAAAAGACTTACAGACCAGAGTGGATGATATAAGTATTTCCTTGACCAGTGGTAGTGCATCTGATATTGGTCATTATAAAGCAATGGTAGGTGAGATACAGGGACTAACCTATGCGTTGGAACATATACAAACCCTGCTAAAAAAGGTGGATGATGAGTCTAATAGTACCTGAGTACGTTCTTGCACAAAGGAACGCTAAGAAAAAAGCCGAAGAAGAAGCAAAAAAATTAAATTTAACACAAAGAATACCACAGCCCACAGGGTGGAGAATATTAGTTATGCCCTACATGGGTAAAGAAAAGACTGATGGTGGTATTTATGTCCCAGATCCAGTAAGAGAAAGAGAAGCACGAGCGACAGTTACAGCATATGTAGCTAAAGTTGGGCCTCTTGCTTATAAAGATATAGACAAATTTGGAGAAGAAGGAGCTTGGTGTAAGGAGGGCGATTGGGTTTGTATTGGTCGCTATGCTGGTTCTAGATTTCAAATAGAGGGTGGAGAAGTAAGAATAATCAATGACGATGAAGTCATTGCAACCATTGTCGATCCAGACGACATCAAAACATACGGAGCTTAGTATGCAAGAAGAAAAACTAAAAGTAGAAGAAGTCGAAGAAGAGGGTCAAGAGATTGAACTTGTAGAAGAAGGAGCTTCTGAAGAAACTCCTGTAGTAGAAACAAAACAAGAAGAAAAAGCTGAAGAACCAGCTAAAGAAGAAAGTGATGAATTAGAAAATTATTCTGATTCAGTCAAAAAAAGAATATCTAAACTAACAAGTAAGTTTAGGGAAGAAGAAAGACAACGTAACGAAGCAATTAAATTTGCTGAGTCTGTCAAGAAACAAAATGAAGAATTACAGGCAAAATTAAATAAGTTAGACACTACTTATGTTGGAGAGTTTGATACAAGAGTACAATCTCAATCTCTAGCTGCAAAAGAAGCTTATAGAAAAGCTGTAGAAGAAAATGATGTTGATGCAATGTATGATGCACAACAAAATATTTCTAGAATTGCGTTAGAAGAAGCAAGACTTGCTCAGATAAAAGCTCAGAGAGAAGAAGCTGTTAAAGAAGCAGAAAGTAAAGCTGTACAACCAGAACAAACTCAAGTTCAACAAACTCCACCAAAGCCGGATCCTAAAGCTGAAGATTGGGCAAGTAAGAATACATGGTTTGGGTCAGATCAGACGATGACTTATGCAGCTTTTGGTTTACATAAGCAATTAATTGAGGATGAAGGGTTTGACGCAACATCCGATGAGTACTATACTGAATTAGATAATAGGATTAGATCAGAGTTTCCGCATAAATTTGCAGAAGCTCCGAAAAAATCTAATAGTCCCAGAGTCGCCTCTGCTGGGACAACGGCTTCTAAGTCGTCATCACCAAAGGGACGCAGAACAGTCAAGTTGACTGCTTCGCAGATAGCGATTGC